AGAGATCAGATTTCAGATGATCAGGAAACAAAAGCGGGGCGAAACCCGAGGTCGCTGCTCGTGTACGACCGCAAGAAATAGAGGTACAAGGCGAACAGCCCGGCACCGGCGCCGTTGGCCCAGTACCCGCCGCGGATCGGCATCCGCTCTCCGTAGTTTCGGACATAGATTTTGCCATTCAAGCCTGTTGCGGCATGCGGAAAGAGCAGAAGCCTCTTCAAGAGTGTCGGCACCGTTATCCCAGCGTCAGCAGCAAGAGATTGAAAATCGACAGATGTATACCCGTCATCCCCGGATGCGGGAGCATTCGAATTGTCGATGACATCATCAAGCTGTGGGACTCCAACATTTCCCGTAGTGCCCGCACTGGCGCTGTCATACTTAAGAGTGCCGGCAGTGCCGGGATTCACCAGACTGCCATCCGAAGCCAGGATCGCCTTCCAGGCCGAAGAAGCTGCGCCGTGGTCCTTGGTATTGTCTGCCGCGTCATTGTTCGGCAGAATCTGGATTTCACCCACGTTCAGCCGCAGGCCACCAACCCATTCCCAGATGTTGCCCACCAGGTCAGCAATACCGGCCCACGTGTTATCATGCCTCCAGCTTGCCGGCCCCGATCCGGTGTAGGTCCTGGGGGTCCCGGTGGTCACACCGGGCGCCGCACCATCCACACGCCGCCCCGTCTCATAGGTAGCGGCATGAGAGCGACCATAATTCGTGTTGCCGCGAGGCTGGGATGAATTCTTCCAGCACCAATAGGCGAGCGCACACCATTCGGCATTGGTCGTCAAGTGCCAGCCCTGGCCCTTGTTCTTGCAGTAGAGAAGGGCGTTATCGAAGTTCACCGACGTGGCCGGATCGACACCGGGAAGGGAAACAGCCCGCGAATCCTTCACGATTGCCTGATACTGCCCGACAAAGATCTGGCTCTTTTCGACGCCACCCACGACGAAGGCCGGGTATACGCCTGTCCCGAGCGCCGCGTCGATATCCTCGCAATTGAACTTTGGCACCACGTTCATGTAGCTGGGATAGCCCTTGTCATCGTAGAGCACCGTCACTTTCCCGCCCGTTGCCGCCTCAACAGAAGACCTCAAATTGTCCTTCACAAAAATGGTAGGCATATCCTTCTCCTCCTCGTTGTGTGCTTAGACTGCACGTAAGATTGAAATTCCCCACAAGATCTCACCCCTATCCGACGACGTAAGGCCACACTTTGACAACAATGTCGGCCGGATTCAGAGGAATGGCCTCGGGCACCATGATCGGGCCGTTTTCATCCTCGCCATCCTGCACATACTGGTAGCGTCTCGGCGGTACGACACAGGAAAGCACGTAAGCCTTTCCGGCTTGCGCCCCAACCGCGAACCCTCCCTGGCCATCGGAGCAAATATCCACGATCACTTCGTGATCGCTCTGCAACGAGGCGCAGTCCACGCTCACATTTCCCACCGAAACCACCGTTCCGGAAATGGAAAAGTCCGCACACGCCCCACTTCCCACCATTTCCAATCTTGCCATGTCATGCCTCCTTGTTTGCGATTTACACGCCGGCCCTGCTAACCAGGTACCTCAATGACAGATCGTCGGACATACCCGAGAAGTACACCTTGAAGCCGTTCTCAAGCCTGTCCTGCACCAAGAATCCATCCATACTCGATGGGGGACCGGTAAACTGCACCAGGTCCATATGCACGACATAATCCACCCCAGGAATGGGCGCGCCGAGCAAGACAAGCGCATAGCATGGCGCATCCAGCACAGTAGGCCAGTTGGGCTCAAGCCTTCGCCTGTCGGTCAGGGTGACGCTTGCCAGATAGGGGTCGTTTATGTCGTTATTGTTGGCCGGCACAGTCACCTCGTACAGGGTGACCCCATAGTCCGGAACCGCCTGGTCCAGATCCGTCGCATCACATTGAATGATGCCGTTCCCATCTATCCAGACAAACACATAGCAGGTCCTTGCCGCACCCGAGTTGTTATTGGCAATCGAGGCGCAATTCACCAGTTCCTGAACATCGTAGGGCCGCCCCTTAATGAAGAACCTTCCAGCGGCAAGCGTCACATTCCTGGCCGCGGTTGCCGACTTGGAAACCGTGCAGCCGGAGATCACGCCGCGGTTCTTTAGTGTAATGAGGCCCTCCTGGAGGCGCATTCCGAGAGTCTTCTTGTGCTCCTTATGAGCCAGCGCGATATCATCGAGCAGCTTGGTTGCAAGATAGCCCAGCGCAGCCTGGTAATCGTTGCCGTAGTCGGCTTCGATCCTGTTCGTTTCGGTCTTGCGCTCACTCTCAACCCGCGCTACCTCCTTCGCGAGCACCCCCTGATTCCCGATCACCCCCATAATGGAAGAGACGACCATGTTCTGCATGTCCGGGTCGAGCCCTTCAATATCGGATTCCATCTGCCCCATTCGCTCGCCAACACTGGCCTTATCTCCCCGCGCAGCCTGAACCTCGCCCTCGGTCGCCCCCAGGCGCCCTTCATGATTCTGAAAGTTCTGATCGATCTCGACATAGCGGGTATTCCACAAAGACGGCACCGCATCCGGCTCGTTGTCCGGAATGGGCGTGATATTGTTGTGCGGTAATGCCATAATTGCCCCCTCCTTCTAGAATTTGAGCTTCACCTTGATTTCATATGTCTCGTCCGACTCCTTGATCTTTGGTGCAAAGTTTCGAAACGAGAGCATGTTCCCGTTCTCATCCAGGAGCGCAGCCTCCGATATGTGCGCCCCAATCACCTCGCTCTTCTCGACTCTGCCAGTTCCGGTCACGGAATAAGCATCCTCCTGGACCTTCTGTGCCAGCGGCTTTCGCAGCACTTCATGGTAGAGCGAGGTGCGGCCCGGATCGGGCTGCTTTGCCGTGCCATCCGCGTTATGGCCGCCATCCCCAAATGCCATCATGGCCACCTGGGGCAATGCGGAGCCATCATAGAAATGTCTGGCAAGCCTTTGCCTGAAATTACTGGTAGTCGTTGCCTCTGCCACAAATCCCCTCCCTATTCCCGCTGGTAAGATTCCCCTACGCCAGGCGCCGAATCAGTATGTCCATACTGCACTCCGGACCTTGCGCGCCAATCCTCCATGAACCATCGAGCGCCCTGGTAGCCCCGAGCCGCCATGATCCATCAAGGCGCCTGAAATATCGGCCCATGCGCGCTGCCACGAGCCTTCTTGCCCCGTCAAGCTGCCATGACCCATCAAGGCGATTGAAGGCTCCGAGCGCCCAACGGCCATCCAGTTTCCTTGACCAGCCCTGGCCAATCTTTGCCTCCGCCTTTCCCAGTTTCCTGAAGATGCCGCCCGCAAGCTCCAGGAAGCCCTTAACCTCTGCCTCCGTTTGCACCGAAAGGTCCCGGCCAAGCCCCCATGCTCCATCTAGCGCAGGCCCCGCAGAGGCACCCACCCTCCAGGAGCCATCGAGCTTCAGAAATCCGACAAGCCTCCTTAGCCTTGCCAGGGTTCTTGATGCAGGGTAGGCAACACTCCACCCCTTCGAAACATGAGACTCTTGGTCGACGCGCGATCTCGCTTCCGCATCGATGGACTTTTCCATGGCTCGCGAAATTTCGGATTCAGCCCTTGCCTCGCCGATTCTCCAGGAGCCATCGAGCTTCTTCCTGATGGCCTTGAGTCCTGCGAGTATCCTCTCTCGGCCGTCCAGACTCCAGGAGCCATCGAGCCTCGGGCGCGGCACCCAGTCTAGCGGCCGCCCGAGCGTGACATAAGTCGCGCAATCGAACGCCTTCCCGAGCCACACCAAGGCATCACCGCCAATGCCAGGCTTTCGAATCTTCCATGTTCCATTCAGCGGCAGGGGCAGGGCGGCTCCCCCAACACCCCATGAGCCGTCAAGCCGCCGCCACCCCAGCCGCGCCAGGGGCTGGAGCCTGCGCGCAGAGGCCGGATAGTCCACATCAAACCCGAAGTGCTCCGAGAACGAATAATCCGGAGAGGCGCTGGCCGTCATCTCCTTGGCAAGAACCGAATCGCAGAGCGCCAGGATGCGGTTCGCTCCAACCTGCCAATGTCTGCCGAGCCGCAAATGCGCCTCACCAAGCCTGGCTGCAATATGCCGATCTCGCCGCTCAATTTCCTTCTTCATGCTGAGATCAAAGAAGGTATTGCATTGCCTTAAATGCTCATAAGGCATAGCCGGAACAATGATCCCTCCAAGAGGCCATGTGCCGTCCAGGGCAGCCGCGCCATCAAGCTTGTACCGCCTCGCGTCATGGCCGATCTGCCAGGATGCATCGAGCCTCGGCGTGCACCATGGATAAGGCTGCGAGATCTCTTTGAGCATGTAGAGCGACAAGTCTTGAGACGGCCCGACAAAGACTTCGAGCAGCATCCAGTAGGCCCAAACGGGCCAGCTCCTGGCGTTCTTGGCTGTCTCGACCGCCCACTTGATCTCTTGCACCCAGCCCGGCCTGCTCGCTTCAAGCAAGTTGATGCGCACGGCAAACTGAGCCCAGTGCTCCATGTACGGAAGGCCGGTCACTACCTCGTTTGCGATGAGCTTCCTTGGGACCGGATCGCCATCGGCCACGATCTTCCACGTTCCATCGAGCCTCGACCCTCCCAGGTCCTCGTACTGCTTGCGCGCCTTCGCGTGCTCGATGATCTCGACATCACTGAAGCCGAGGTTCGAGAGAAGCCACGCCACCGCCCAGGGCGTGCCCTTCTTCCGGTGCCAATCAAAAGACCCCTGAATCAGGCTGCGCTTTACATCGTCTGGCAGGTCCCATCTCCAGAAGTCCACGGAGAGCGCCCACGCAAGCCAGGGAAGGAATTCGGCCGGGCAGTCTTCGGCACTCCAGAGCCGCCCATAATCGGGCGCCGCATCGCCGAGGCGCGATATGGCCCCGTCCATGGCCCGCTCTTGCGCGGATGCGCTCGGAGGAAGAAGACTACTCATCCCGGCCTCCAACCTCGACGTTCACCGAATCACACCAGGCAGCCTGGTAGGGACTCACAACAATGTTGTCCGCGGGGCTCGCCAGGATCACCTTCTGCACCCCCGCCTGGTGAAGCGCCGCATACAGCCCGGAGAGCGTAATATCGCGCCCCAGGGCGTGCTGGTTAGCGACATGGCTTTGCGCCGCGGCGCGCGAGGCTTCGAGCACCACCGAGGCATCCGGCTCCTCATACAGAATGAGTGTTGCCGTAAGATCGTAGTGGATTATCTCCGCCGCAATCACGGCCACTTCATCGGTGAGCGGCCTTACGTCATCTCGATTCACACCGCCATCCACCACGCCCAGCAGCTCGGCATCGGGAACGCCGTCTCCGGCTTGCGAGAGAACAATCACGTCCACGCGGCCGGGCGCGGGCGATTGAATCGAGACATCCTTCACCTGTGCCGACGCCCCGAGTGCATGGAATTCATAGGCCCCAACCGGCCCAGCAACGCTTAGCCCCTCAAAGGCCATCTGCGCCCGGTAGCGCAACCTCTTATCGCTCTCCATGGTCGGAGGTATCGGCGGGATCGCGTCGGGGTTGCCCGCGTCGACCACGAGCCTGGACACCCCGAAGAGCGCCGCAAGGTGATCGAGATCGCTTCCGGCAGAGAAGGCCAGCATGACGGACCTTGCGGCATCGTTAACCCTCTGCCGAAGAAGCATCTCCCGGTAGGCCGCAACTTCAAGGATCTTGTATGCGGGGTCGGACTCCACGACGGCGCTGAACGCTTCATCCCTTGCCCGGAGATCCGAGAGCATGGCTTCGAGTATGGACTCAAAGTCCAGGGTCTCGATGACTTCGGGCGCGGGCAGGCTTGCAAGGTCGATTCGCGCGCGGGTCATATGATGATGCCCTCCAGAACAATCTGCTTTCCGTCCACAAGATAGACGCCCGTAAGATCCATGGTCACGGCGCCGGCATCCACCGACTGAACCCTGATCTTCTTCAGCCTGAACCGGGGCTCCCACCTGTCAAGCGCTACCGCCACGGCCGCATAGGCTTCAACCAGCCACGCACGATTAACGGGACGGTCAATAAGGTCAAAAAGCCCGGAGCCGTATTCCCTGCGCATTACCCGCGTGCCGATAGGGGTGCGCAAGATATCGCGAATGCTCTGC